CGTTATTCTCGTTGTTCACGTACACATAATTGATATCCGTCTCATCGGCGACGATGGGAGCGTTCGGAATATCGTTGGCGCGACCGACACCCGTGACAAAAATAGCACCCGAGTTTTCGTGTTTCCTGGTTACCACACCAATATTTTGAATGAGATCGGGGTCTGTGCCGTAGGGCTTGACGTTCGATAAAACACCCGCGTAGGTGTTACTCACGTAAAGGGTCTCACCTTCGTTGAATGCCAACGTATTCATCTGATTCACCTTACCGTACGCGACGGCGACACCTTCTACACCCGGTGCGAGAGAAGCGTCGTAGACGATACCTATGGAAGGCATGGTCGAGGGAGAATTAGCTTTCGCGAGTTTGACGTTCACCACATTCTGGTTATGGAAACTATCTATGTACACGGTATTACCCGCGAGCATCGTGATTCCGTTTTCGGCGTTACGAATCTTGATATAATTGTGAAGTGGGAATTCGTTGACCCATTTTCCGGAATCATCGTACACGAGAATCTGGTCGGCCGCGAGGTCCGTGATCGAAACATTAGAGAGCTGATCGAGTTTCACATCGACGTTCGACGTGAGATCCGTCGCCAAAGCGGTCGTCGGGTTTGTAAACTGAATCGTGTTCGACGTCGCGTTTCCGTGATCGGAAACGACCTGGAGATTCACGTTGGAAAGAAGACCACCGTCACCGAAATAGGCTGAGGCTTGGATATTGGAAGACACGTACGCGTTCCCTTCGATGTGAAGTTCTGTGGATGGGGTCAACGTGTTAATACCGATATGTTGATCCACGATCAGGTCGGTCGCGACCCTTCCGGAAACCGCCGTGAGCGCACCCACGTTGGATGTACCGTGAACATCGAGGAGGTACGCGGGTGCTTTCGTACCGAGACCCACGCGACTCGTCTCGGCATCTACGTGGAGAGTGTCTGTATCCACAGTCAGGTTCGAAGACACATAGACGTTACCAACCACATGGAGGTTCGCATCTGGTGACTTGGTCTCAATTCCAACGGCGTGGTTCACCGCATCGACATGGAACGTATTTTCATCAACAGTGAGGTCCCCGGAAACGTAGACATTCCCAACCACATGAAGATTTGCGTCGGGCTCCTTGGTCTCAATTCCAACGGCGTGTCGTCCAGCATCAACATGGAACGTATTCTCGTCGACGGTCAGATCATCAGACACGTAGACATTTCCAGCCACGTGAAGTTTCGCATCCGGAACCTTGATCCCGACACCGACGGATTGTGTACTCGCTTCGACGTGAAGCGCGTCCGTAGCGACAGTTAAATCATCGGACACGTACACGTTCCCCACGACGTGAAGATTCGCATCCGGCTCTTTCGTCTCAATTCCGACGGCGTGGTTCACCGCATCGACGTGGAACGTGTTTTCGTCGACGGTGAGATCCCCAGACGTGTACACGTTCCCGATCACGTGGAGGTTCGCGTTCGGGTTCACTGTCCCAAGTCCTATGGACTTGTACTCCACGTCCACATGGAACGTGTTTTCATCTACAGTCAGGTCCCCAGATGTGTACACGTTCCCAACCACGTGAAGTTCCGCATCGGGGCTTTTTGTTTTGATACCCACGCGCTCCGTCGAGGCTTCGACGTGGAGTGCGTCTGTAGCTACTGTGAGATCATCTGATACATAGACGTTACCCACCACATGAAGGTTCGCGTCCGGAGACTTGGTCTCTATGCCGACGGCGTGATTCACCGCATCCACATGGAACGTATCATCGTCAACCGTGAACTCTGTCGCGACGTAGACGTTTCCGACCACATGGAGTTCCGCATCGGGGCTTTTTGTTTTGATACCCACACGTTCCGTCGAGGCTTCAACGTGAAGCGCATCGGTGGCGACCGTGAGATCATCGGTCACATAAACGTTACCCACGACATGAAGGTTCGCATCAGGCGACTTCGTTTCAATTCCGACAGCGTGGTTCACCGCATCGACGTGGAACGTGTTCTCGTCCACCGTGAGATCACTCGTCACATAGACATTACCCACGACGTGAAGATTGGCATCCGGTTCTTTGGTCCCAACTCCAACGGAGTTGTACTCTGCATCCACATGGAACGTGTTTTCGTCAACAGTCAGATCCCCCGATGTGTACACATTACCAACTACATGTAAATTAGCATGTGGTTCCTTCGTCTCGATTCCGACGGCGTGTGCAGTCGCATCGACATGGAACGTGTTTTCGTCAACAGTCAGATCCCCAGATGTGTACACGTTACCGACGACATGAAGATTGGCATCTGGCTCTTTGGTCTCGATTCCGACGGCGTGTGCCGTAGAGTCTACATGGAACGTATTTTCGTCAACAGTCAAGTTCGAGCTCACGTACACGTTACCGACGACATGAAGATTAGCATCCGGTTCCTTCGTCTCGATTCCAACGGCGTGTGCCGTCGCGTCCACATGGAACGTGTTCTCATCGACGGTCAAGTTCGAGGACACGTACACATTTCCTTCCACATGTAATTCCGCATCGGGATCTGTTTCTTTGATGCCCACCTTGTTTCCAATCGAAAGAATATCTGTCGTGTGTGTGTTCCCAGTGACGTACAGAACATTCGACCCGAATTCATCCACGAAAAGGTTCGAACCGACGTCGAGGGAGTGTGTGGGTGTCGTAGTCAAAATACCCACGTTGGACTCTGTGAGAACTCGACCGTACACGCGAACATCGAGTGAATCGGATGTTTTAGGATTGATGGTGGATCCATACGAACTACTGTCGGTATACGCGAACACCAACTCATCCGGTCCTTCCCGGAACCCCACAGCCACGTTAGCATTCGGGCGGTACATGATAATTCCAAGATCTGAAGAGACGTTTTCTTTTCCGAGTTCGATGATGGGATCTTTCACGATCGTGTTCACTGTATTCACGGTCGTGAGTGCACCGTTCACGCGCATGTTCCCATCCACCACCAAGTTGTTTTGCATGTATGTGTTTCCCAACACAGTGAGAAGGTTTGAACCTTCGGTGTCTACATTAAATGTCGAACCCACATCGAGTGTGTGAACGGGATTTCCATTCGCTACACCAACATTAGAGAGGGTCGTGACGGAAGTGACCGCGTCGTTGAATGATACTGTGTTCCCGGTAACATTACCGTTAATCACAGCCGCTTCGAGTGAGAAATTGAGAATATCCTCGGCGACTGCACCAGAATCCATAACCTCTTTCGTGACTTGGTTATACGCCAAGACGGTAATCTTTCGATCCGAGAGGTCTGTGCGTAGACGAAGGGGTGTCATGTACACAGAATCTGAGAAGGGTATATCAAGCTGTTCATCACTCGCGTTGAACACGATCGTATTTTCCGCCTGGTCGTCGGTACAATTTTTACCGAACCTAATCTTGGTGGAACGTTCCACCGTCGGCAAGTTCTTGACCATTTAATATAGAATAGTATTTTAATTCGCGTAGAGAAGGCCCGCCATACCATTCTCGATACGTAATATGTTATAGTTGACCGCATATATAGGGTCATTGATAGGTAAGTCTTGACTCATGATCTTGGCTGAAGAAAGGCGACTGAAATTAAGTGTACCCGTAGGTTGGAGAGAACTCGTGGAGAGGCAAAAGCAATACAGGAAAAAATCGGGGGATGTGACAAAATTTGTGTGGTAGTAATTCATGACATCGATATAATGTGGTTTTCCCCATCGGTAATTACTCACATCGAGACCATTAATGTTCAATTTGACTTTGTTCGTGGGTGACGTGAGTGCACCATCCGTCGTCGTATCAGATGACGCGAGATACTTCACGGGGTGATTAAAGGTTAAATCTTGAATCAATTCACCGGATGCGATATTCTTTTGGACTTGGGTAATCAACAGATCGTGTTTGCGCGAAGCGATGTTTCCACGTTCTTCGTTATCGAGATAATAATAATTGGCGAAACACTCGACGTTATAATTAGACGCAGCGGATGCCCAATGAATACGAATCTCGACGTTATGGTAATTGAGTGCGACGAGGGGGAGAGCGCACTGAGGTCCCTCGCAGAAGAAGAAGCGTAGAGGATAGAAATAGGAACGCGCACTCACACCCGGATGTGTACCGTTCGAACTCTTGGAGACATTTTGTGCGAACGTATCGACGGCGATCTTTTCAGTAAAAATCGCATCTTGAGAATCTACGAGAGACCCACCTATGTACAGTTCGACTTTATCGATGATGGTGTCCCATCGCTGTATGTCGAGCGCCTGAGCTGTATTATCGATTGTAAAATAAACATAACCTAAAAGATCTCCAGAACGTTCAAATTGAACGCTGGACATAGAATTGTTTTTCACCGCTCCATGTATCGTTTGCTTTTCGATGGATTGTGAAAAATTAGCATGTCGTTTGAATGTTGAACTGAAAAACGAAATTTCGGGATTACCCATGATATACTCATCCTGGGCACCTATCGCGATCAATTGAACAATACCGGCGGACATGGTAATACTACTTTAACGGGAGAAAATTACAAATTGGGTTTTCTACACACGAAACGAATAATCAAATAATTATCTTTGGCAGGACTCGAAGGGGCGACGAGCGTGCCATCTTGGTTACGAATATTAACAGTAAAACGATCGATGCTACGAATGGGGTTTGTGTATTGTGTCGCGAGAGGGTAGTTATCCTTGAAGCTGATGATTCCGGAATCATCACTCGTCACGATACTCGCGAAGGAGTTTCGGAGAATACTAGCACTCGCTTGACCATTCGGTTCGTTCGACGCACGCTCCGAAAAGATACTGTCCAGTTCCTCGATGGAGATGTAACAGTGTTCGGTATCCGCCGTCGTGTTGATTCGGGCACCGAGAAGCCGAGCCTGAACAACATTCTTCAGGGGTTGCTGAAGATGACACGTGAACGTGTTCGCACTCGACTGTCCGATCGAATCGATGGTGACAGTGTGGTATTCGTGTTGAAGATCGGGAATCAACTGTGTAGGAGCTGTGATGAGCGCCATATATCATTAGCTTAGATTAAAGATCCACCAATCCCACCCGTGATGTCGTACCCGGCTTGGTCGGACACGAGCTTTTGGGCACCACACACACCTCCTGGAGTTAAACCCTTCGAGTAAGGGCTGTCCTTCTTACCAGAGCCCGCGGTGCAATCGAGGTTAACGGGAAGATCGAAGATGGACTGATCACTGACCGTCTTGGTCGTGATTGGTCTGGGTTGGTACTTGCTCATGGTACTGTTCTTAAAGGCGGCGAGGGCCGAGATGATCAGAAGAAGAATCACAATC